ACGACGCCGAAATGAAGGCAATGTCGGATGCAGTCGAGGCGCTCAAAGCCGAGAAGGTAGCGACTCCTCCGGCTGCAAAGACCGAGAAGTCCGCGACAGAAGAAGAGAACGCCCGCCAGATGAAAGCATTTCTGGATCAGGAAAAGGCCGTGACGAAGGGCGTACAAAGCCTGCTCGACGCGGAGAGAGCCGACAAAGCCAAGGTCATCGCAGAGAACAAAGCGATCCTGAAGAATCAGGCCATTACCGAGGCAGCGTCCACGCTCCCGAACGGAGTTGAGTTCTACGAACTGAAGACTGTGAAGAAGCTGGTCGAGGACGACATCGAGTTTGACGCCGATTCGAACCAGTGGGTCGTGAAGGAAAACGGCAACATCAAGCTGAACAGCGGGATGACGCCGATGACCTTGACCGAGTACTTCTCGCAGTTTGCCGCCGCTCGTCCGTACCTCGTCAAGGGTGCAGTGAAGAACGGCACTGGGGCCGCAGAGAGTGGCCGCGCCGGAAGTTTCCAGAACAACCTTGGCACCATCAAGACCAAAGCCGACGTGAAGACCACGAAGGAAAAGGTCGAGTACATCACAAAGTTTGGCTACGCCGCGTGGGAAAAACTCCCCACGAAGTAGTCGCAAGTTTCCAGACCAATCGCCAGCAGTGATTGGTCTGGTCCGGTATTTGTGCTTCTGCCGGGGCAGCCACAGAAGCATAGAAGTTTCATTCCGCAATCATCTTTAAGGAGCATTTATGTCCATTGGAACTCAGAGCGATTTCGTCATCTACAACGCCCAATTTTGGGGCGGGGTAGTCGAAACGCTGCAACAGAACACAGAGGCGTTCAACGCCGCTTCACAGAACGCAGTCCGTCTGGTCACCCGTAGCATTCTGGGCGACTACGAGCGCGAGTCGTTCCTGAAGTCCACCGCCTCGCTGATCTCGCGTCGGGACATCACGGCTACCACAAGCGTGTCCGACAACAAGCTCGCCGCTGGCGAACTGATCGGCGTCAAGGTGAACCGTCGCCTCGGCCCGATCACACAGTCCCGCGATGCCTTCCGCAAAATCGGAGTCTCGCCGGAAGAGTTCAGCTTCATGCTGGGCGCACAGAGCGGTCCCGCAATCGCCATCGACTACATCAACCTTGCGGTTGGTGCGGTGCGCGCTGCGATCAGCAACCAGAGCGCGTTGCAGTACAACGCGACTGCTGACACGCTCAAGACGCTGAATCACACCGCCATGATCGGCGGCATGTCGAAGTTCGGAGATCGCGCGGCACGCATCGTGTGCTGGGTGATGCACTCCAAGAACTACTTCGACTTGATGGCGCAACAGGTTGCCGACAAGCTGTACGAAGTGGCTGGCGCGACCGTGTACGCGGGAACCATCGCCACATTCGGCAAGCCCGTTGTGGTTCTGGATTCCCCGAACCTGTTCACCACAGGTTCGAGCGCGACGACCTATGACGTTCTCGGTTTGGTAGAGAACGCGGTCGAAGTGGCCGAGTCCGAAGAGCGCGACATCATTTCGCAGCCCGTCACTGGGTTGGAGAACTTGGTGGACCGCATTCAGGGTGAGTACGCGTTCAACCTGCGGGTCAAGGGTTGCGCATACGACACCACACAGGGCTACAACCCTCTGGATGCGACCTTGCTGACAGCCGCGACGTGGGTCAAGTCTGTGGCCGACAATAAGGAAATGCCGGGAATCCGCGTAACCACGAACTAAGTGGTTCGCTCCTGAGCACCGTCGTTTAAGAAGGGCCGGACTAAACATCCGGCCCTTTCTTCTTTTCGTTTGATCTTACTTCGACCTAGGAGTCCGCAATGCCCGCACTCTTTACCATAAATTCGACTATCGCGGACGAGCGCGCGAACAGCTACGCTGCTGTCACAGATTTTCAAGAGTACTGGGGACAGCACTACGATGCGGTCACTTCCGCAACGATGCTGGCGATTCCCGATCCTACTCTACTGCTCATCCGAGCTTGCCGCACCATCGAAACACTCCACTGCACGGAACCCGTTGATCCCCTTGCGGATTACACCTTGTGTATGACTCTCGCCAACAGCAGATTCGTTCGGTGAAGACCAACTATGGTCGCCCGCAGAAATAC